AATGGCGGCTATCTGTGAGGCTCTGGAGGTTCCATACGATTATTTCTATCGCCGGGCCGACGACCAGCCGGGCGCGTGAAGGGAGGTGAGTGCCAATGGGGGAGCAACAGATTCAGGGCGTTATCGCCAAACTCGAAAAAATAGTTAATCGGATTGTAGATGCCGAAAAAATATCCCCGGAGGAGGTTGCGGCTCTTCCGGAGATAGTCAGAGAAATGCGTGAGCTGAGTTCAATGCTGGCTATGTAGTTTCCAAAAAATCGATCCCTTTGGCTGTAAGTTCAACGAACCTTGCTCCATTGTCATCTTTCCTCACGATATAGATATATCCGAGCTGGTGAAGATATTGGCAACATACAGCACAATACCCTTCACTTTCAAGATGAAGGTCATCTGCAAGCTGCTTGTAGTCAATAAAGAACTTATCTGAAAGGCTGCCGTGGGCAACTACCTTTTGGAGCATAAACTCCAAAATCTTTTTGGAACCATCACGTATCTGCATAGTATCACCTCCCTTCTGTCGCCCACATTCTACCACGGTAGCGGAGGGAGGACAAGGGCCGACGGCCAGCTCGGCGGTAAATGTCGGCTCGGCGGATGAAAGGGGGGAACATCTTGCGGGAGAATCTAAAGGCCGCCCGGAAGGCCAGGGGCCTGACCCAGCAGGCCATGGCGGACAAGCTGGGGATTACGCTTCGGTATTATCAGCAGATTGAAGCCGGTGATCGAACTGGAGACTTTGAGATTTGGGATGCCTTGGAGGACTTTACTGGAACCCATCAAAGGATTTTAAGAGAGACAAATCCCTGCAAAGCAGGTAATCCGTAGGGACTTCTAACACGTCCGCAAGTTTCACCAGCATATCTAAAGGCGGTTCTCTGGTGCCCTGCTCATAGCATTGATAGCTCCGCAACGCCAGACCAATCTCGTCAGCCAGCCACTGCTGTGTCATGTGGCGTGCCATCCGCACTTCACGTAACCTTTTCCCAAACATAGAATTTCCTCCATAAAAGCCTTGACTACGTGCTAATAGTACGTTATTATATGCGCATAGGCAACGTACTAATAGTACGCCATGCGAATAGTGCGTAAAAGGAGGGACTATTGTGTTGGTCAACATCACAGGCAATCGGTGCATTGGGTGCGCCATGTTCACGCAGTATTACGGGAAAAGCTTCGATGGAGAGTACCAGCGCATTGACTGCGGCTTCTGCGGCCAGCGGCAATGTACCACGAGACCGGGGAGCCGTTGCAGGCATTACCGGGAGAAAAGCAATGTGAGCGGGCCCTATCCGATCCGGCGGGTATAGGACAGCCTGAGCCTTGAATAGGGTCTGAAAGGAGGTGGAGCACCATGGGAAAGCGGAAAAATAATCCGGCCAGTACATACACGAGCGGCGCGCAGATGGAGCTGGAGATGGACATTGAGCCTGTCGGGGAGCTGGTGGTCACCGTCGAATCCTTCGACGAGCAGATCGGAAACATGCTGCTCCACACCAATATGACCCGGCGGAAGGGCCTGCACTGGATTACCGACCGGAAGGGCGAGCGCGTCCTGGTGGACGAGTCCGCCGTGATGGACAGCGGCCCCAGGTACGGAACCACCCTATGCTACACACCTCACCCGGCCGTGGAGCCCACCGCGGAGGAGAGGGCGGCCAACCTGGCCCAAATCAAGCGTGTAGCGGCCCAGGTCATGGTGGACATGGGCATCTGGTAAACACAGCGGGCCACGCCGGCCCGCCGGAGTACACAAAGGAGGATTTCAAATGCAACGCACCAGAAACGAGCGCCGCCTGCGGCGCAAGAGCATCATTGAAGGGCTCACCATGCTGTCTATCCTGTTCGTGTCACCCTGGGCCGTCCAGGGGCTGGTGGAGGTGATTTTGTGAACCGGGTGATCAACGCCCAGCGGTATGGCAAGGGCTGGCGTGTGGAGGCTGTGACCCCATCAGGCGAGCGCGTGGTCGTGTTTGTCTGTGGCCCTCTCCACACCGCCATGGAGCAGGCTATGCGGGCAGAAACTGACCTTGAGTAGGGAGAAGGCGGTATCATGCTCGGGCAAAAAAGAAAGGCCCCAGTCGCTCGGACACAGCGACCAGGGCCTAACGTGAAGACACCTGTATTATAG